CATAGTCGATGCCGGAGGGGAGATCGTCGCCCTTGATCTTGTCCCAATACATGGACTTGTAGAAGGGCTTGACGACTTCTGGGGTGAGGGCGCGCATGTCGGCTTCGCTAACCTCGCGGCCAAGATACCGTTCCCAGCTATTTTTTGTAACGCCCAAGTTCGTCATGCCGCCCGGATCTTTTGGATGATTCACAAAACCACCCTCGTGTTTGAGAACCATCTCAAAACAGGCATCCCAGTTCTCTTTCATTTGCTGTCCTTCGCGGTAAGAGCATCAGTTTTAGCTTTTGAGCCAGCGGACGAGCCGTAGTAAAAATTGACAACGCCGGTCCATGCCGTACCTAGCGCGCCAAGCATCATGAGAAGCGCTTCAGTGCCAGTTTGCGGCATACCCTGAACAAGCATCCAGACAAGGATGCCAAAGAAGCCCAACGTAATGACGATAGCCAGAATCTTGGGCACCCAGTCTTTGGTTTCAGCCTGCATCTTGCGGGCGCTGTCTCGATCCCCTGCGGCGATGCGCTCAAGATCAATGTCCAGCTCCTTCATCTGAACCTTGAAGTCGGCGTCGATCTTCTTCAGCGCCGTGAGCTGCTCAGGCGTTGCGGTGGCCATAGCCGCCTTCACATCGTCCTCAGAGCCATTCTCGTGGCCAAGAAGGACATTGGATATGGTCTTCACAGCAACCCCAGCCAAAGGGCCTCCCAGCGCCGTGGCGATGGTGGGGGCTATTTGACCAAGTAGGGGGCCGAATTGATCAAGTAAGCTCATTTTCCCTTCTCCAAAAGCGTGATGCGTTTGTCGAGTGCAGCAATCATTTGAGCCGTATCAAATCTGATAGAGGCACGAGCGGCTGCTGCATCGGCCACCATATCCATGCGGCTCTTTTCAATAGCAGACATGGACCTTTCGCGGTCGAGAGTCATGGCCGCACGGGCCAAGGCGCTCTCCTTCTCAACTTTGCTGATTTGATCGCTCAGGTTTTCCCTGATCTGAGCCATGTCGATGGTTGTGCCTTGCGGCGGGATGGCTTTGTTGTCGGCATTGACGACGACGGCGATCTTGGCCTTGAGCTGGATGATTTCGTTGTTTGCAGTGGACAGAGAGCCCATGAGGTAGACGACGCAAGAGAACAGGATCGGGATACCGGCGAAGACGATCTTCTCGACCAACGCCCCCTTGCTGGCGCTCGCGGCCATCTCAAGGGCGATCTTTTCCTGCTTCTCTTCGGTCGTGCTCATTTGTCCGCCTTCCCATCAAGTTTGTCGTAGATGCGCTGAAACATGGTTTCGATGTGCGCCATACGCTTGTCGAGATCATCCCGGCGCACATAGCTTATGGGAAGGTCTACCTCAATTTTGTGAAGGTCTCCCTTCAGAGATTGAACAGAATCCCATAATTGACGCGCAAACCAGCCACCGGCAGCGATGGCCGATCCTGCAACAAGATTGATGAGATTCTGCGTGTCCATCACGGTTCCTCTGGCCAAGTAATCGCCCACGGGAACCCTTCTTGCAACGGAACATCCCGCAACGCCTGACGATAGCTTACCCATGCCATTTTGTCACCGGGAGCATCAGAAAGCTGGGTCCAGTCGCAGGCAGCAAGGCGGTTGTTGCGGTCGTCTCTGACATTTTGTTTTTTAGACTCAGTGTCAGAGGCCAGTTCATCCCCCGTTTTCATGATTATTTCCCAAGAAACTGTCCAAACACCGTCGATAATCGACGGCGGCAACTGAACAGATTTATGGGTAAAAATTACCGTTGGCTCAGCCCGCATTATAATTTCAACCAATTCTTCGCCAGATTTTATCGCGGCCTCTGTTTGCGGAAAGATTTCTAAAAGATTTGGGTTAGGGCCGAAATTTGTATACGGGTTTTCAGCGCACAGCGAATCAATCGTGTACGGGAATTGAACCAGCTCGCCATTGAGGACTTTTGCATATATGCTCACGGTCGTCTCCTGCTATGCGTAGTAAGTGATAACTAGGGAGCCGTTGTTATAGATCCCATAAGTGCTTCCCGGCGTTACTGCGATGTTGTTAATCGTCGTTGTTGTAGCCGGGCCACCTACGCCACCCGGCCATATTTGCCCAAACCCGGTAGTGTCAGCCCCTGTAGTTGGGTCTATGTAAGTTGTTATTCGTACTTGCCAGCCTCCAAAGCCCCCCGCGTAAGTGATGGGGCCTGACGTTGCCCCAGAACCGAGTGCGCTAACTGTAGCTGACCCATCTACTTGAGTGCCCGGATACAAAAGTGTGATACGGGTTGACAGCGTGTTATCAGGCCAAATATCTCTAATATAATAGGTTCCGGTTACAGTTCTTGGACCTCCAGAACCATAGGAGGACGCAATAGATAAAGCTTCGTTGTAGATTGTACTCCAGTCACCAGATGTGCCACCTGAACCAGAGGAGGGAACTACATAAGAATAACCAGAAGCATAGTTGGGGAACCAATATCCCGCCGAACCATCTGCTCCCTTACCAACCCCGCTGACAAGGTTAGTCACGCCGGATGGCGCAGTCCATGTAGAATATCCAGACGGGAATGTGTAGGTTGTCAGGGTGAGCGATTTGCCAGCAAAACCGAACCCCCTTGCTGACATTGCACCGCGAGTAATGATAGCGGGCATCGTATCCTCACTTAAACTGGGTCTGAGACGCGAAAACGGTGTAGGTCGCGCTCGCCGTTTTCACGATTGTGTAGGTGTAGACATCAACAGATGACGCATTGCCAGCGCTTGGAGCAGTTCCTCCCTGCCATTTAGGCGTCACGGAAACTCCATCGATTGTTACGGCGGTGTTTCGATACGCGGTCGCCCCCTGCGTCACGAGAAACGCAAGCGTCAACGTCTGCCCAATGCCCATGGCAAGGTTTAGCGCAGTGCCGCTAGAAGCGCGAAAATTGACAGTCCAGTTCGCAGAAGCATTGCTCGTGTAATACAAGACAGACTGCGTCGTCACATCAAAGTTGATCGTGCCAGTCGCAGCAGTCGCGCTTACAGTTGTGGTCTCAAGCACATTGGCAAGCGTCATGGCCAAATTGCTGGTCGAACCATTGAAGTTTTGGGTAGCCGTAAAGTTAGTCTGCGTTCCCGGAGCAGCATAGTCCGTGCCAGCAGTAGCGGCAGTGAAAGCAGACGTTCCATTGCCCTTAACAAGGCCCGTGAGTGTCGTTGCGCCAGTGCCTCCATAACCAACCGCCAACGTGCCAGCAAGCGTCACAGCGCCCGTAGTGCCCGTGCTAGGCGTCAGGCCAGTGGAACCGGCTGAGAACGATGTGACGCCAGCAGCGCCAGCAGAAGCCGATATCGTGATCGATCCATTGCCATTGGTGATCGTCACATTCGAGCCAGCCGTCAGCGTGGCCTTGGTCAGCGTATTGCCGCTGCTGTTGCCGATCAGGAGCTGGCCATCGGTGTAGGATGTCTGCCCCGTGCCGCCATTGGCCACACCGAGCGTCCCCGTGACGCCCGTAGACAGAGGAAGGCCAGTGGCATTGGTGAGGGTCACAGAGGTCGGGGTGCCGAGAACTGGCGTCACCAGCGTTGGGGAGGTCGAAAGTACGTTGTTGCCGCTGCCCGTGCTGGTCGTGACGCCAGTGCCGCCATTGGCGACAGCCAAGGTTCCGGCAAGCGTAATCGCTCCCGCCGTTGCGCTGCTTGGCGTAAGGCCCGTGCTCCCCCCGCTGAACGTGGAAACGCCAAGGGTAGAAAGGGAGGCGAAGGAAAGGTTGCCAGCGCCATCGGTTTTGACAATCTGGCCAGCAGTTCCGTCAGCAGTTGGATACTTCAAACCAGCCGGGTTGTTCATCAAACGAATGACAGCCCCGGTCGAACTCTTGGCGTAGAGGGCCATGTCGCCGGTATAGTAATTGATGGCAAGTTCGCCATTTGAAAGGTTGCCCGCAACAGGCGCAGCCCCGGAGGTTACGGTGCGGTAGAGCTGGATTGGGGTGTAGCCTGTTGCCGCCATGATGCTACCTCAGATTTTCCAGTTTGTAGAGCGTCGTCATATGCAGGCCGGTGAGGTCATCAAGCAAATTCTCAATCGCCGGAATGTTCTTGGCGATTGCTTCGCGATTCTTCGTTAGCCAGATCATTTCATCCTTGATGACATCTTTAACGTCATCCGGGGTGTCCGGCAAGTTTTCCACAATCCCAAAGCCGCCCTGATAGGCCTCGACGATGGCGTCCAGCTTCTCGATGACATCCTCGTAATACTTGCCGAGCGCCTTGTGCTCGGAAAACGAGTTCGTCTGCCAGTGCCGCACATGCGTCTGGTT